CGCCGTCGCCTACTGCATGAGCCGCGGCATCACGCCGCTGAACCATGGCGGCGAGCCTGCCGCGGTCGACGCCGAAAACCGCCCAAAAACCCCACGCCGCAAGGCCGCTCCGAAGGAATAAGCCATGGCCGCAACCGTCCAGATCGTCGAGAAGAATGGTGCCGGCGGCACCCAGACCGACAAAACCTCCGGCACCATCCGCTTCAAGAACGCCGACAACAGCACCGTCGACACCGGCAACCCGATGGTCAAGCCGGGCGCCGGCACCGACTACAGCTTTGAGAAGTGGCTGCGCCTCAACGTCAGCGGCGGCACCTACACCGAAATCAGCAACATCAAGGCCTATTGCGACGGCTCGGTCAGCTTCGGCACCGGCGTCAACGTCTATGCCAAGGCCGTCACCGCCTTCGCCACCCCGGCCGAAGCCACTGGCACGGCCGGCTATACCGACATCAGCACCTACACCAGCGGCGCGCCGCTCAGCCTCGGCGCCGGCCCCTACACCAGCACCGGCGAAAAGGGCGACCACCTGGTCATGATGATGGCCGTCGGCACCAGCGCCAGCGGCGGCCTGACCCCGACCGAAACCCTGACCATCGGCTGGGACGAAATCTGATGAGCTGCCCGGTGCATGAAATCACCGTCGGCGAACATGGCCACCGCCATGGCACCGACGGCGGCGTCACCGTCTCGCTGATGGACGAAGACGGCCGCATGTTCAAGCGCCGGGCAATCAAGGGCTTCGGCGCCGGCAGCGGCGAAGAAGTCTGCTGGCTGGTCGTCGAGCTGGATGGCGTGCGCGTCTACCAGCAAGGCAACCACGTGATCGTCACCAAACAGGATCTGTACCCGTAATGCTCGCCAACCGCGGCAATCGCTACAACTGGACGTTCAGCAACTATACGACGCCGAGCGCCACGCCCGGCACCTCGGTAGTGCCCGGGGCATCCAATGCCGAAGGCGCATGGACGCAGGTCGCCACCGCCGGCAACATTGCCTACGATGTCGAGCTGATCTACATCGCCATCGGCGGCGGCAACACCACCGCCAACGACAAGTCGCACCTGCTCGACATTGGTGTCGATCCGGCCGGCGGCACCAGCTACACAGCGGTCATCAGCAACATCGTGTGCGGCCAGTCGCAGGCGATCACCACTGGCCAGTGCCAGTTCGTCTTCCCGCTGCGCATCAAGGCCGGCTCGTCGGTCGCCGTGCGCGTCCAGGGCAGCAATGCCACGGCCGGCACGGTGCGCGTCGTCGCCAAGTTCTACGGGCGCTCATCGGAGCCCAGCGAGCGCATGGTCGGCAGCTTTTCCGAGACGATCGGCGCCATCACCAACAGCGGCGGCGTCAGCGTCACGCCGGGCAGCACGGCCGAAGGCGCATGGACCAGCCTCGGCACGACGACCAACGCCCTGTGGTGGTGGCAGCTCGGCATGCAATGCAGCAACGGCACGATTACCGCCATGTATCTGACATTCGACCTCGCCTATGGCGACGCGACAAACAAGGTGATGATCATCGAAAACAAGCATCTCGGCTTTTACGGCACGGCGGAGATCGCTGCCTGGCTCTACGATACCTCGATGATCGAAGGCTTCTGCTATGTGCCCGGCGGGTCTAATCTCTACGTCCGCGCCCACTGCTCTACCACGCCGGTCACCGGATTCAACGTCACCGCCATCGGCATCGGAGGCTGAACATGGCAATTTCGGAAGCCTACAGCGGCTCGCAGACGGCAACGATCAGCACCGAGCATGTGCTGAATACCACGACGCCGGAAACCACCGACGGCATTTATCAGGTCTGGGTCGACACCGCCAACATGGTCGCTGGCGACATCGTCGAACTGCACATCAAGGAAAAGGTCATTTCATCCGGCACCATCCGCGAGGCGCTGATCGCCACGCTGTCAGGGGCGCAGTCGGATGCTGCCTGGGTGTCGCCATCCATGATCCTGATGCACGGCTGGGATGTGACGCTGAAGCAGACCGCCGGCACCGGCCGCGTCTTCCCGTGGTCGATCCGCAAGGTCGCATGATGGTCGTTTGTTTCCTGCCTTCGCTTGATGGCTACGAGCTTGGTAAGGCGCTCGAACACCTGGCCGGCCATGAAATCGATGTTCTCGCCGTCGACCGGCAGGCGAGCGGCTACCAAATCACCGCCGCGCAGTTGCCGCCCGCCGAACTGCTCGCCCATATCGGCCTCGAGGCCGTCTAAATGACCTGGGCTTTTCAGCCCCTGCTGCCCGGCGCCGCCCAAAGCGGGCCGGCCACCACGCCAAAAACGCTGACGGCCAGCCTGTCGGCAGCGGTACAGCAGGCCAAGACAGCAACGGCCAGCCTCGGCGGTGCCGTGCAGCAGGCCAAGACAGCTACGGCCGGCATCGGCGGCCTGGTTGTCACGCAGCAAACCAAAACGGCCGCCCTCGGGGCGGCTGTTGCGGTCAACGCCACAAAAACGGCCAGTTTGACAGCCGCCGTGCAGGCCGCGCAAACCCGCAGCGCCACCCTGGGCGGTGCGGTACGGCAAGCAAGAACCGCCAGCGCCACGCTCGGCGCCGCGCTCGCCGCCCCGGCCAGCCGCACGGCCAGCCTCGGCGCCGCAGTCCGCGCCCCGCAAAGCGTCGCCGCGGGTCTGGCGGCCGCCGTCCGCTCGGCGCAGTCTGCCACCGCCGCGCTCGGCGCCGCCCTGCGCGCCGCCCAAGGCATCACGGCCAGCCTCGGCGCCGCGATCCGCGTCGGGCATGGTGTTAGCGTCACGCTCGATGCGCTGGTCGAAGCGGCCGGCGCCAAGCAACTGGTTGCCAGCCTGTCGGCCGCCATCCGCCAGGCGCGCAGTGCCACGGCCGCGCTCGATGCCGCCATCGGCCAGCAAGCCAGCCGCAGTGCCGGGCTGACTGCCGCTGTCCGCGCTGCTTTTGCCGCCAGCGCCGGCCTCGAAGGCGCGGTCAGGTCCGCAGCCAGCGCCAGCGTCGCCCTCGGCGCCCTGGTGCAAGAGGTCAGCAGCGGCACCGCCACCGTCGGCCTCGATGCCCGCATCGTCAGCCAGGGCGCCGTCAGTGCCGGCCTCGCGGCGGCCATCGTCGTCACCCGCACGGCGCAGGCCGCGCTCGGCGCCGTCATCGTCACCGAATTTGCCGAGCCGCCCGCCGGCCCCGGATTTACGCCGCGTCCGGCCACCGGCAGCCGCCCGCTCGAGGCCGGCAGCGCTCGCCCGGCAGGCACCGCAACAGAACGCCCGGCACACACCGTCGGCAGCCGCCCGGCACCTGCCGGCAGCCGCCGCCCATAACTGAAAGAGATCCATGGCCTACACCCTGATCACTGCCGCGACGCAGGAACCCGTCACGCTCGCCGAGGCCAAGCTGCATCTAAACGAAGATCGCAGCGAAAAGGACACGCTAATTACGAAGCTTATAACCAGGGCTCGCCGCCTCGCCGAGCACAAGACCGGCCGCGCCTTCGCCCCGCAAACCTGGGAACTGGTGCTGGATGCCTTCCCCGAAGCCTTCATGCTGCTGCCGGCGCCGATCACCGCCATCACCTCGGTGAAGTACATCGACAGCGCCGGCGTCGAACAGACGCTCGACCCGGCCGGCTACCAGCTCGACAAGGATTCTGCGCCCGGCTATTTGGTGCCCGCCTACGGCACCGCCTGGCCGGCCCAGCGCCAGCAGGCCAACGCCGTGCGCGTGCGCTACACCTGCGGATATGCGATTAACGACGCGCAGCTTGATGCCGTAACTCAGTGGATGTTGCTGGCAATTGGCGTCTGGTATCGGCATGCGGAGGCGACTACAAGCGAAAGCCTCAACGAGCTGCCGCGCACCTATGTCGACGGCTTGCTCGACGAATACAAGGTCTATCTGGCATGACGATCGCCGCCGCCAAGCTCTCCGAGCGCGTCACCTTTCAGCAGAAGGGCGTCACCAAAAACGCCATCGGCGAAGAAGTCGTCACCTGGTCCGACGTCGCCACCGTCTGGGCCGAAGTGCGCCCGGTGCGCGGCGGCGAATTCTACGCCGCCAACCAGATGCAGCAGACGCTCGACCTGCGCGTCTTCGTCCGCGCCCGCAGCGGCCTCTCGCCCGACTACCGCCTGCTCTGGCGCAGCGTGCCGTACGACATCACCGGCATCATCCCCGGCACCGACAAATACGCCGGCCTGATCGAAGTCACGGCCATCAACGGGGTGCGCAATGGCCGATAGCGTCAAGGTCACGGTGCACGGCATCGACGAGCTGAAAAAGGCGCTCGCCGACCTGCCCGGCAAACTGCGCCGCAAGGCATTGATCAAGGCGCTGCGCGCCGGTGCCAATGTCGTGCGCAAGACGGCCCGCGCGGCGACGCCGGTGCTCGCGTCTGACAGCTTCAGCGGCCCCACCCGCTACAGCGCCGCCGCCACCCGCACGCGTGGCCTGCTCAAGAAAAAACTGTCGGTGCGCGTCTCGAAAGAAGCACGCCGCCAGGGCAATGTCGGCGTCTTCGTCAACGTCAAGCCGCTCAAAGGCGGCGGCGCCAAGAACCCGCTCGATCCCTACTACTGGCGCTTCGTCGCCTTCGGCAACAAGCCGCACACGATCAAGCCAAAAACGGCGAAGGCGCTGGTCTTCGGCGGCCGCGTCGTCAAGCAAGTGCGCCACCCCGGCAGCAAAGCCAAAAACTTCATGCAGGCCGGCGCCGACGCCTTGCCCGCCGCGCTCGCCGCCTTCGAGCGTGAGGCCGTGCCGGCCATTGAAGCACTCAACAAAAGGGGCGCCTGATGTCTGCCGAATCCGATCTCTACAGTGTGCTATCCGGCTATGCCGGGCTGACGGCGTTGGTGTCGACGCGCATCTTTCCCGATGCCATCCCGGAAGACAAGGCGCTGCCGGCCGTCGTCTATAGCACCGAATCGGCGGCGCCGGAGTGGTGCCTGAACAATAGCGCCGCCGCTACCGCCTACCGTTTCCGCATCGTCGGCTGGGGCGCCACCCGCACCTCGGCCAAGGCGGTCGGCGACCAGGTCGTCGCTGCCTTGCGCGCGATCGGCGTGCCGGAAGACAACCGCTTCTCCGGCTTCGACGCCGAGGTCGGCC